TCACCGGTACCCCGGAGGAATATATGGTAAGGTATTACTATGCGGCTTTCATCCCGGATGAGGAAAGCGGATTCTCGATTTTTTGCCCGGACTTCCCCGAAGTGGCGTCACAGGGCGAAACCGTGGAGGAGTGTATAGGCATGGCGGCGGAAGCTATCGCCTTGAGCGTGGAAGAGTACGTCAAGGCCCGCAAGCCCCTGCCGGAACCTTGCAGGCTTGAAGAGGCCCGCCGCAGGATTGAAAAGGAACTTGCGGAACTGGAAGCTCCTGCCGCAGGGGAAATCCTCTATCAGCTCATCTCCGCCCCAATCGTGGATCTGTCCTCCGGCGCTTCCTGCTGACACAAAACGGCCCCGCACCATGCCGATGCGGGGCCGTCTCCTACGCCATGCCCTCGAAGAGGAGCTGTACCTGTTTTCGTGAGTTCGTTTTCCTCAGCTTCTCCCGGATCGGTTTCGGGAGGTCAAAGGCGGAGGGCGACAGCGTGTGGCTGTAGGCCAGCGTCGAGACGAAGCTGTGCGCGCATTCCGGATTGAGGCAGACGCAGTACAGCCGTGAAAGGATATTTGAAATTTCCGTGCGGGATGAAATGGTGCAGATGTGCCCACATGCCGGACAGTAAACTCTCATGATTTCCCCCTGAATCGTTGGTAAGTATAGGGGGATTCTGCCTAACTCGCTACTGATTTTCTTCCCCTTGCGTATCCGTAAACCCGATATGCAGGGCGGGCGGCAGCGCCTCGTTGATCTCGAGCAGGACTTCCCGGATCGGCATGACCTCGTTGCGGAAATACACGGCGTCGATCTTGGTGATGTCCCCGAACCCCGTCATGTTCTGCGGGATGATCGAGGCCATCGCGGGCGGGATGCGGTGCGCGGCTATGATGTCGTCGCGGCTGATGCTCTTGATCCGTTCCAGTTCGTCCTTGGTGGAGAAGTCCCCCACGGGGACGATCTGCACGTCCTTTTCCCGTCCGTTCGGGATGTGCAGGAACATGTTCCGGAAGTTGCCGACGCCCCGGGCGTTCTGTATGGCGTTCTTGATCGCGTCCTGCTGCGCCTGTTCAAGCTGCGCGCTCGAAGAATAGAAGATGTACCCGACATGCGCGCCGTTCTTGTAGTAACGCCGCCGGAAAAGGGTAGCGTCCTCGTTGAGCAGCATGGACTGGATCGCGCCGAGGTAGCCGGGCAGCCCGTAGATAGTCTGGCTCACGTCATAGTTTTTCAGGTGCAGCACCTCCCCCGGCCCGAACTCGTGGAACTGCCCAGAAGGGAGCAGGAGCCCGTACCTGTCCGGCTCCTTCATCCGGCGCATGTTGATCGCGGGCAGGTGCCGCATCCTTGCCACTTCCCCGAGCCAGTTCCGCGAAAGGAGCAGATAGGCGTTGGCGAAGACCATATAGTCCGTGGCCACGGCGTGCATGTCCCGGCGTGTGAGGGCTGCGGACGCCCGGAACCCGCGCATGGCCATGTTCGTTTTGAACTCAAGGATCGGCCCGTGGTAGGCGTTGGCCCGCAAAAGCCGCGCCAGCCCCGACCACGGGACGGGCGTTGCATAGTACCGCCCGTTGTCGAGGAGCCAGACGCCCAGATACTCATACACGGCCCCGCTCAGGACGGGCTCCGGATCGCCGAAGCAGAACGCCAGCGGCGCAGGTTTCTTTTTTCCCATGTTTTCCCCTTATTGGATGAAGACGACGCAGCCGCCTTTCGGCTTGCCGATGGGCTCCGCCGCCAGCGCGTGCATGATTGCCCAGGCGACGTCAGCGTGCCCCGTGGCGCTGGTGCGGGAGGCCGAGTAGGAGATCTGCCCGCTGTCCGTGACGCCCTGCCGGATGGTGAGGAAGGCGTGGGCAATGTCGTTCTGCCCCGCGTCCCACTTGAGGCGGTGCGCCTCTATGAGTTCCTTTGCCTTCAGCACGAGTTGGGTCTTGAGCTGCACGGAGTAGTTGATCGGCGTCGCCAGCGGGAAGAAGGCGCGGATCTGCTCGAACACGCCGATGCCCGGCCCGGTGACGTCGACCCCGATATGCCGGAAGTTGTAGCGCCCGACCAATTCCCGGATGCGCTCGGCTTGCCAGATGTAGGATTTGTCGAGCCACTTGTAGCGGGCGATCACCCGGTGCTCGCCGCCCTCTTTGAGCGGCGGGGCCACGATGACGAAAGAGGCGTCGTCCCTGCTGCGCGAGGGGTCATAGCCGCCCCACACGGGGAGGTTCCCGAGCGGGCGGTCCGCCGTGGGGTTGAAGTCCGGCCATGCGTCCGTGTCCGCGTAGCAGGTTTCCAGATCCGCCAGCCTGAACACGGACTGCGTGTCGTCCACGAACTCGCACAGGAACAGGTTCCGGAACTCGTCGGCGCTGTATTCGAGCTTGAGGCTTTCCAGATCGAAGAGGTCGCACCCGCCCGCGATCGCGTCCTCAAGCGTGATGACCTTCCGGTAGAAGGTGTCCGGGCAGAGTGCGCCTTTCCGCAGTTCCTTGGATGAAGGGAACGCGGCCCGTTTCGCCTTGAAGCGTTTCTGGAAGCGTTCGCCCGTCCAGAGGTCATACGCCTGATGCGCCACGGCGGACGGAGTGGAGAAGAGGGTCCGCCGCCATTTCTTGTGGGAGGCCATGCCGGACGCGACTTTGTACAGCTCGTTGAAACCCTGAATCCAGAAGCACTCGTCAATGTAGACATGCCCGTGGTAGCTTTGGGCGCTCTTGCTGTTGTTGCTCAGGAAGTACAGGGTAGCCTGCCCCTTCGCCGTATTGAGCACCAGCGGGTTGCCCTTCAGCTCTATGTTGAACTTCTCTTTCGCCAGCGCGACGATGTATGAGCGGAACACCTCCGCCTGTGCCCGCGTAGCGGACAGGAAGATCTGGTTGTCGCCCGTGAGACAGGCGTCCTCGAACGCCTCTTGCGCGAAAAACCAGGTGAAGCCGATCTGACGGCTCTTGAGGAAAAAGCGGTTCCGGTGCCGTTTCGTTTCCAACAGCTCGCGCTGGTACGGGAAAAACCGCTTGTGGAACGCCTCGGCAAAGTCGTCCTCGGTGAGCCGGGACACGTCGTTTTTCACGGCGGCTTTTTTCTTCCCCTTCCGTTCCTTCTCTCCGGACGCGCCGGGCGGGGAACCTTCCGCGTTCCTCCCCTCCCTCGCCTCTTTCTCCCTGAGCCTGAGCTTTTGCAGCCGCTCCAGCGTGCCCACCAGCGTGTCCACTTCCTTGAGGTCGCGGGGGCTCTTGTCTTCCCGCTCAAGCAAGAGCGCGAGACGGCGGGAGGCGGCTTCCTCCGCGCCTTCATGCGACAGCAGGTCATCCCAACGCCCCGAATCCGCCCAATTGTAGAGCGTCCGCACGGGGACGGACAGCATGTCCGCGATCTCGCTCACGGCATAGCGCCGCAGGTAGAGCGAGCGCGCCGCCGTCCTGATTTCATCCGGCCAGTTCTTGTTACCCATGCCCGCCAAGATACACGCCCGCCGCCGTTCCGCCATGCACGGGAAATCCTAAAAGGCCGAAATAGGACGGGCTTTTCTTGCGCGTCGGCTGGCCTCGGCTATGCTTGCCCCATGAGCAAGCTGCAAACCGAATTTGTGAAGATCGCCCAATCGGGCGCGTGCGTGGACGGGCGGGAGATCAAAGGCCAGTGGCTTCTGGACATGGCCGAGACGTACAGCCCGGGCACTTACACGGCGCTGATCTGGCCCGACCACCAGCGCTGGCAAGGTAACTTCGGGACGGTGACGGAGCTGCGCGCCGAAGAGGAGGGCGGGGTGGTGAGCCTGTTCGCCCGGCTCAACCCGAACGAACGCTACGCCTACGTCAACGAACAGCGCCAGAAACTTTTTTTCAGCATCGAAGTTGCGGAAGACTTCGCAAAAACGGGCAAGGCGTACCTCGTCGGGCTCGGCATCACCGATCAGCCAGCCAGCCTCGGCACAAGCAAAATGCAGTTTTCCGCCGAGTCCGGGGATTGCTCCGTGTTCCCCGGCGTTGAGCTGTTCGCGTGCGGCGGGGCGTTGACGCCCGAAGAGGTCGGGTTTTTCCGCAGGTTCCTTGCTCACTTCAAAACCGAACCGAAACCCGAAACCAAGGAAGAACCGATGGACAAGGAACAGTACGCCGCCCTCATGGAACGGCTCGGCAAGCTGGAAGAGGCGGTGGGCACGTTCGCCGCCAAGCCCGAACCGCAGGGAGAGGAACCCGCAAAGGCTTCTCCGGAGGCGGCCGCCCCGGATCAGTACGCCGCCCTGATGGGCAAGGTTGACGAGCTGGCCGCGGGCTTCTCCGCGCTCGCGTCGCGCCTTGAAGCCGCCAGGCCCGGAACCGCCATCCCCGACACCACCACGCCCGCGGACGACGCGGCCATCCTGTAGAGGCGCCATGAAGACACATACGAGACAGCGGTTCAACGCGCTTCTGCACGGCCTCGCCAAGGGGTACGGCGTTGAGGACGTCTCCCGGCAGTTCACGATTGAGCCCACGATCCAACAGCGGCTGCAGGACAAGATCGTCGAGCAGTCCACGTTCCTCCCCAAGATCAACGTCATCACCGTTGACGAGCTTTCCGGGGAAAACATCCTCGGCAGCGCCTCCGGCCCCGTCTCCGGGCGCACGGACACCAGCAAGGACGGCAAGGAACGCACGCCCCGCGACGTGTTGGGGCTGGCGTCCTACAAGTACCAGCTTTACCAGACCAACAGCGACGTCTTCATGCGCTACGCGACGATGGACGCCTGGGCGAAGTTCCCGGACATGCCCGAACGCTACGCCCGTTACGTACAGGCCCGCATTGCCAACGACCGCGAGCTGATCGGCTGGTACGGCACGAGCGCGGCGGCTGATACCGATCTTGAAACCAACACGCTGTTGCAGGACGTCAACATCGGCTGGTTGCAGTACGTCCGGACGAACCGCCCGGAAGCCATCCTCGCCGAGGGCGCGGCTACCGGGGAAATCCGTATCGGCCCGGAAGCCGGGGCGGACTACGCCAACCTTGACGTGGCGGTCAACGACCTTGTCCTCGGCATCCCCGAGTATATGCGTTCCGGCCTCGTCGCGCTCATCGGCGCGGAGCTGATCGCCCGCGAAAAGTCCGCGCTCTATGCGGCCATGTCCGGCACGCCCACGGAAAAAGCGGCGCTCAACGGCAGCCTGACCACGTTCGGCGGCCTCACCTGGGAAACGCCCTCGAACTTCCCGGCCCGCGGCCTTGTGGTGACGAGCTACGACAACCTTTCGATCTACATGCAGGACGGGAGCTGGCGCCGGAACATCAAAGACGCCCCGGAAAAGGACAGGGTGGAGGACTACAACAGCCGCAACGAGGGCTATGTGGTCGAAACCCCGGAAAAGTTCGCGGCCCTTGAGTTCGGGAACGTCGTTTTCTACGGCGAGAAGACCTGGAAGGCCGCGGCATGAGCCTGATGCTTTCCTACCAGAAGGCGATCCGGGCTGCGCGGGCGGCGGGGCGGGAAGTGGAGTTTTCCGCCGTTCCCTCCCCTGCTGCGGGCAAGTCGCTCCTCGCGGAACGCCAACGGGACGCGCTGGTCGCGTCCGGGCTTGCCGATGATCTGGAAGCCCTGCACGGCGTGGCGTCCATCGACCGGAAGATCGCCGTGAAGCGCGACACCCTGATCCCGAAGTACGCCGGATATGTGGCGCGGCTCCGGGAAGAGGGGCGGCCCCATGAGCTGGTCGGCTACTTCCTCGTCTGGCTGTTCGACTGCGGGCTCATTGAGCGGGCCCTTGATCTTGCGGGCTGGTGCGCCGAGCACGGGCAGGGGCTTCCCGAACGCTTCAAGGCATCGCTTCCCGCGTTCGTCGCCCGGCAGATCCTCGACTGGTCGCAGCAGGCGTTCGACGAGGGCGCGAGCCCCGAGCCGTTCTTTTCGCAAGTCTATGCCCGCCTGTTCGATCCCGATCCGGCGCTGGCGTGGGACGTCCACGACGATGTGGCCGCCCAATTCCTCCGGCTGCGCGGGCTCATGCTCGAACGGGCCGGGGACGTCCCCGGGGCCGTGGCCGAACTGGAAAAGGCCCTTGCCAAGGGCGCGAAAGTCAAAACCGCGCTGGACAAGCTGAAAAAGAAGTCCGGCGCGTAAGTCCACCACCCCCTGCCCCCGCCTTTCCCGGGCTTTCAGGCCGTGGCCTCGCCACGCTCAGGGAAAGGCCGGGGGCCATAAGGATCGCCATGTCGTTCAATGCCATGACCACACAGGAAAAGCCGGATCGCGTCATCGCCAATGACGGCTTTTTCCCGGAACTGTCCTTGCGCACGTTCCTTGAGCTTTACCGTTTGCCCGGCGAATACGCCGCGGATTTGGTGGCCGACCACCTTTCGCTGGCCGTGGTCTGGGCAAACCGCCAGCTTGAGGCGTGGAAAGCGGAGCGGAAGGGGGAGGGCTGCTCAACCCTTGGCGACGTGCCGCTGCACGGCGTCCCCGGGGCGTCGCTCGTCGTCTACCAGCGGGCCGTTTTTTGCCAGGCCAAGGGAATGCTGCTGGCGCAGTTCCGCACGGTCGAGCGCCGGGAGGCGGCCAACAATGACGCCAAGGAAGGCCGCGAGACGGCGGACGTCTTTTTCGCCTTTGCCCACGATGCGCTTGCCGACCTGCTCGGCGCTGGCCGCGTGGACATAGCGCTGATCTGAGGAGGGGAGGACATGAGGAAGCTGCAGGCCCTTGTCCGGCATATCCTGACGGAGACCGGGATTTCCAGCGAGAACGTAGCCGCGTTCCTCGATCAGGGCGCGGTCGTGCTCACCGGGCGGAACCTCGGGCACGGCGTTGAGGTGTGCGTCCTCAAATATGACGGCGTGATCGACATCGAGCGCTCGGACTATGACGGGATCGCATTGCTGGCGCTGGTGTCGGGCTGGCTCCAGAGCCACGACCCCGACCGGGACGGCCTCGAAGATCCGGAGGTGAACGCCGCGGTCAATGACCTTTCCACAACGGACGTCCAGATCGCGGTGGAATTTCAGGAGCGGATCGAAATCATCCCGGATGACGCCGGGCCGATCTCGTTCGCCGGGAAGCGCTGGCGCGTGGCTCCTGTCCCGGTCGACGTCGCCGAGCGCGTGGACGGCATGAGCGGGGGCATCCGCCTATGGACATAAAGGTCACTGTTCAGGGTACGGAGAAGCTGGTCTCGCAGATCGGCGCTATCGCTACCAATGCACAGGAGCGTCACGCCTTGTCGTTTATGGCGGGCAAGAGGGTGATCTCCGCCGCTCGTCGGCGCATCAAGAGGCAGAAGAACCTTGACGGAAGCCCCTTTGCCCCACGCAAGGACAAGAGAAACAAGCGTAATCTTCTTGAAAGTATTTATGAGCGAATCGTAATCAGGGCCAATCTGGACGGTGTGGCCGTTACCTTCAACGGAAAATGGGCGCATTTCGCCTATCAGCAACAGACGGGAACCGGGGAACGTTGGACAGCGGAAAAAGCAGCGAAGGCATACCAGATCACTGCGGAAGGCATGGCGACTCGAGCACAGGCAAAAGCTCTTGTCCGGCTTGGGTTCAGGGAAGGGGGGAAGAAGCATGGGTGGCGGAAAGTGACCGTTCTTCAAATAGAACGCCGTCTGACAATGGCCCAAGCAGGATTGATCATTCGGGCGCTTGAAAGCGGGGGAGTGAGAAAAAGCTCATGGAGTGACGCTCCGCCCAAACGTGTTGCACTCGGGCTAACAGATAAAGAGGCTGACAAGATCATGGTTCAAGTGGCCAAGCAAGCGTTGAAAAAAATAGAACGGGGCAAATTATGAGCATCGGCAAAGTGCAGATCAACAATCTCAACCTTTCGCAGGGAGAGATCACGGCGGTGGAAAACCACCTGCTGTTTGTCGGATCGGGGAAGGGCGACAAGGTAGGGAAGCTCCTCACGGTGAACACGGACAGCGACCTGTCCGGCGTCCTTGCCGGGGCTGACGGCTTGCTGGCTCAGGTGACGGCGGCCCGGGACAACGGGGGGCAGAACTGGTCGGCGTCCGTCATGCTGTACGACGCCGAGGGCGATGGGATTGCCTCGTGGTCCGACGCCGTGGATGAGGCTATGGAGCTGGCCAAGGTTGAGGGCGTCGTCCTGACGGACCCCCTTTCCTCCGTTTCCGACATTGAAGCCATGCAAGCCAAGAGCGAGCGGATCATGGCCAAATACATGCGGCCCGTGTGGTTCGCCGGGCGTGCCCCGGCGTTCGACGCCGATTCCCAGAGTTGGGAGGAGTACGCCACGGCGATCAAGCCTCTGACCGCGGATGTGGCCGCAGACGCCTGCCTCGTCACGCCGACGATCTGGGGGCCGGAGCTCGGGACGCTCATGGGCCGCCTGTGCAATGCCGCCGTGACCGTTGCGGATTCCCCGATGCGCGTTGCAACCGGGGCTCTTGTGGGCTCCTGGACGGAACGCCCGGTCGACAAGTCCGGGCGGCGGCTCGACATGAGCGTCCTTGAAGGCCTCGACAAGGCGCGGTTCTCAGTTCCTCAGTGGTACCCCGACTATGAGGGCATGTATTGGGCGGACGGCAACGTGCTGGACGTGAACGGCGGGGATTTTCAGGTCATCGAAAACGTGCGCGTGATCATGAAGGCCATGCGGCGCGTCTATCCGCTGGCCGTGGCCCGCATCGCGGATCGCCGCTTCAATTCCACGCCCGCCAGCGTTGCGCAGAACAAGACGTATTTCATGCGGCCCCTGCGGGAAATGTCCCGCTCCGTGACCATCCTCGGGCAGACCTTCCCCGGCGAGATTTACCCGCCCGAAGACGGCGACATAACGGTGAGCTGGCCCTCCCGTACCAGCGTCGAGCTGTACATGGCGGTCCGGCCCTACAACTGCCCGAAAAAGATCACCTGCAATCTTTTCCTCGATCTCAACAACTACGCGGCATAGGTGAACCATGCAGAGACTCAGCGGCAAAAGTTTCGACGTCACGCTCGGCGACCTCAAGCTCCACATTGAGAAAGCCTCCCTCGACATCGAAGACGGATCGGAAGTGGCCAAGACGGGCGGCGTCCCCAACGGATGGGTCGACGGCGAGGTTTCCGCCAGCGGCGAGATCGAGCTGGACGGCGAGAACGTGAAAATCCTTTCGGAAGCCGCGCGCAACGCGGGTTCCTTCCGCGGCCTCCCGGAGTTCGACCTTCTGTTTTACGGCTCCACCGGAGACGGCGCGGAGATGAAGGTGGAGGCGTTCGGCTGCAAGCTGAAAGTCTCGAAGCTCCTCGACGTCGACGGCAAGGGCGGGGAAAAGCATATCACCACCATCCCATACATCGTGACGAGCCCGGATTTTGTGCGCATCAACGGAACCCCCTACCTTAAGCCCGAAGAAACGGAGGAACTGTAATGGAACAGGACATGCTGACCACAAGCGAGCCCTTTGATCCGGTTATGGCCGTCTATGACGGAGCCCTTGCGATTAAAGATGTGGCCGCGGGGCTTGAAGGGGATCGGCCTGGTGCCGCGGCCGCGCTGCGCATGATTGCCTGGCACCTGAAAACGGCGGCGGAACTGTTTGACGATGAAGCGTCGGACAGGGACCGCGAATCCCCGCAGGGCGGCCCCTCGCCGTCTCCGGACGGAACGCAGGCGCATACCCATGCGATCCCCACGCTTTCCCTTTCTGAGATGCCCCCGCATACCCATGCCATACATTCGTCTTCATTCGGGGCGGCTCAGGGGAGGAACGGCAATGGCTGATTTCTCCACGGCGCACGCTCCGGTGGCGGTATGGGAAGGCGGCTACGGCAACCATCCGGCTGATCGCGGCGGGGAAACCCTGTGCGGCATCGCCCGCGGGTGCCACCCCGATCTCGCGCTCTGGAAGCTGGTTGACGCCGAAAAGGATCACCCCTCGTTCCGCCAGGGCAGCGCCGCCTTTACCCGGCACCTGCGCCAGATCCCCGGACTTCTTGAGCAGGTGACGGCGTTTTACCGCGGTCTGTTCCATTCGCTAGGTCTGGACTCGGAGGACATGCCGCAAGAGCTGGCGAACGAAATCTATGAGCAGGTCGTCAACCTGGGGCAGGGCGGGCACACGCGCTACCTGCAACGGATCTGCAACGCCTTTAACTACAACCGGAAGACGGGGACGCGCCTGTTCCATGACCTGAAAGAGGACGGCGCGCTCGGGACGCTCACCCGCGCCGCCCTGCGCGTACTCATCGAAAAGCGCACCACGCAGGCCGTGCTGGTCCACGCCCTGAACGGGGCGCAGGCCATGCACTACATCAACCTTGCGGCCGGAAACGAGACGCAGCGCTGCTTCCTCGACGGCTGGCTTACCCGAACCTATGACCCGGAGGCTGTTTGATGGAAACCCAATTTTTCAACGCGCTTGCCCAGTTTGTGGGTGAAAACTGGGCGGGGTTTATCGTAGCGGCCTGCATCGCCGTGTGTGCTCTGGCGCAGACGCTCATGGCCCCGCCGACTGAATCCAGTTCCGCCGTCTACAAGATCATCTACGCCGTGACCGCAAAATTCGGCGGGAACTTCGGGAAGGCCAGGAACGCCGTTCCCGGCAATACGGGGAAATGATGTGGCCGGGGCTGAACTGCTCGCCGCGCTGCTCAGGTGGGCGGCATGGCTGCGGGAAGGTCTGGCCGTGGTTCGCCGCCGTCTTTTCCGTGCTCGTGTTGCTGACGATCCTGTCGGCGTGCTCCTCGGGCAGCTTGGGGGAAAGGGCGGCGCGTCCAGTCCTGCCGAGCCTGACCCGGGCGACGGTGAACGGCGTTCCCGGCGTGTGGATGGATGAGCGGGACGCGGGGACGCTGGCGCTGTGGATCGAAGAGGTGAGCCCGTGAGGTTGGAACAACTGCTCGAGGTGTTCGGCTCCTATGTCTGGCCGCTGCTGGTGGGGGCGTTCCTCTACCTGCACCGGATGGGCAGGCGCAACGAGCGCGAACTGTCCGATCTCAGGGTGTACGTGGCCAAGAATTACAACAACAAGGAAGAGCTGAAAAACTTGTTCAACAACCTGCAGCAACACTTCGATACGCGGATTGAAGACGTCAAACAGCTCATCATCAAAAAGGGGCAGTAATGCAGAAAACGATCAGGCTCTCCATCAATGGAACCGACCTTACTTTCGACGTGACCACGGAACTGTACAACAAGTACGTCAACGAAATGATGCCCAACAACAAGGTGGCCCCGGCCCATAACTTCGCCATACGGTGCGTTGCGGACGGCTCGCGGGAAGACCTGAAAAGCCTTCTGGAGCTTCCCGGCGCGGCCATCCAGATCGCGGGGGCGTTGGTCGACGAGTTCATGCCGGATCTGTCCATCGAATTGGGAAAGTAGCGGAGCGGGCGGAAAAGCTGCGGGAGAACGGCCTGGGCATGTGCCTTGCGCTTTCCCACAAGTGGTTTCCGTCCCGCGCCGTTGATCTGGACAGCATGGCCGAGGCCGTTTTTCTGGAAACGGACTATTGGGAAAAGATGCAGATCGCCGTGGCGAACGGCATAGCGAAAGCCTTTAGGGGGGCGTAGTGGCTACCAAGCTCGAAAAGCTCATGTTCCGGATTGGCGTCAAGGATGACGCTTCCGGTCCCGTAGGCAAGCTCCAGAAGGCGCTGCGCTCGACCTCCCGCATGTCGAAACAGGCATGGGGTCAGCTCGCAGGCGGGGCCATGACCGCGGCGGGGGCGGGGCTTGCGCTTGAGGGCATGGTCTCCCCGGCGCTCGACCTGAACCGCGCCCTTGCCGACGTGTCGTCTTTGGACGTGGACGCAAAGGGGCTCAAGCTGCTGGACGCCACGGCCAAGCAGTACGCCATGAGCTACGGCGGGACGGCGGCGGAGTTCGTCGCCTCTTCCTACGCGATCCAGTCGGGCATCGCGGGGCTGGACGCCTCGCAGCTTGCGGACTTTACCCGCGCCTCAAACGTGCTGGCCAAGGCCACGAAAGCGGACGCGGCCACCATGACCAACTACGCCGGGACTATGTACGGCATTTTCAAGCAACAGGCCGACGCGCAGGGCAAGTCCTCGTGGATTGAGGACGTGGCCGGGAAGTCCGCCTACGCCATCCAGATTTTCAAGACCAGCGGCACGGAAATGTCGGCGGCGTTCACGGCGCTTGGCGCCAACGCGACGAGCTCGGGGATCAAGCTTGAGGAGCAGATGGCCATCCTCGGCAAGCTGCAAGCCACCATGAGCGGCTCGGAGGCCGGGACGAAGTACAAGGCGTTCCTTGCGGGCGTGGGGCAAGCCCAGAAGGAGCTCGGGCTGAAGTTCACGGACGGGCAGGGCCGGATGCTTCCCGTTTTGCAGATCCTCGACAAGCTCAAGAAGAAATACGGGGCGCTCGACGTCCTCGCCGACTCCGACCTCATCAAGAAGGCGTTCGGATCGGACGAGGCCGTATCCATGCTCAAGCTGCTCATACAGGACACGGGCGGGCTGGCCGACAACATCAAGGCGCTGGAAGACATCAAGGGCATGGGGAAGGCGGAGGCTATGGCCCGGAAGATGGTTGATCCCTTCCACAAGCTGAACGCCGCGCTCAACACGGTGTCGGCGGCATGGTGGCAGAAGCTCCTCCCGCCCGTGAACGATGCGGTCGAGGTTTTCAACCGCTTCATGGGCAAGGTGCTGTGGTTCATCGACACCTTCCCGAACATCACGCGCCAGTTTGGGTACGTCGCGCTTACGGTTTCCCTTTCCGCCGTGGCGTTCGGGCTGTTCAATGTGGTTGCCGGACTCGCCAAGATCGGCGTTCTCGGGCTGTTCAATCCATTCAGTAAACTTATTGGCTTCCTCTTTGGAACAAAGGCCGCTGGCACGTGTGCCGCTGGAGGCGTGGGAGGCCTTGTGAATATATTCGGAGCACTCAAAAAGGCTTGGTTGCTGTTCAACTCAGCCATACTTGGAACCCCTGTCGGGTGGATACTTATTGGGCTCATCGCTGTCATTGCGGCGTTGGCCATCAATTGGGAGGACTTCAAAAAGAATTTTGGGGATACGGCGTTCGGTTCCGCAGTAATCCAGATGGTGCAGGGCGTTTGTGCATGGTGGGATCGCCTGACGAATGCCTTTTCGGAAGGAAGCTGGTCGAAAATCTTCATTGAGATCATCAACGCCGTGACAGCGCCTTTGCGGAAGTTCCTGGAGCTGGTCGGGTGGGCGCTGGAAAAGGTCGGGCTCATCGACAAGGATTCCAGCTTTTACGGTATGACGAAGCCGCTGGATGAGAAGGCGTTTGAGACTGTGGGCAAGGTCGCTGGTGGCTTGGAAATGCAGACGCCTGATTATCTTTCGGGGATGCCGGGAACCTATTCCCCACTTCCCCAAGGATACACCCCTCCGGAGAAGCCCAAGACCACGGGAGGGACTCATTCTTGGTTCCGGATGCAAACCCCTGACTACACGATGGGGGTACCCTCGGGTTCCGCCGCCCTGTCTCCGGATAGGGGGATTCCGCAAAAACTGGTCCCCACTTTCCAAGGGATGCAGTATGGGAGCGGGCTGACTGCGACCGCGGGCGTACTCAACAGGCAAGGGCAGACTCCGGCCCCGTCTCCTGCCATCGCTTCATTGAATGCCCCGCGCACGCTGGACGTGCCGCGCGGGGGCATCATGCGGAGCATCACCAACACGACCAACAGCAATACCAACAACCAGAATCAGACCGTCAACATCGGCAGCCAGAACTTTACCATCGAAGGCGAGATCAAAGACGAGAAGCTCCGCGAATATATAGAACTGGGCATAATGTGATGAAGTACATCGACCTCTTGATCAGCAATGACGACCTGACCCCGGACGCCGGGGGCATCCCCGAGAAGATAGCGGACCGGGCGTCCATCGCTCAGGACTTGGTGCATATGATCCGTGAGTCCGGGCTGTTGACGGAAATGCTGGCGAACCGCGACGCGGGAGCGCGGCGGCTCAACATGATCAAGGTCACGCTGGCCGTGGATGATGACGAGCGGATTGTCCCCGGCACGGCGGAAATCACCGAGACGAGCCTCGGGACATACCTTTTGACGGCGGAAACGGTCGACTACGGCCCGCTGTCCATGACTTTGGAGGCGTAGGCATGGCGGAGAAACCCGATCAGCTTTTCGAGACGATGCTGAAGGAAGCGGGCGTACCGACCACGGAAGCCGCCATGAAAGCGGAGTGGGACGCCATCAACGCGGCGGAAGGTTCGCAGATTACGAATAACTCGGCGTGGTCCCCTTTCTGGCGGCTCATTTCCGCCATCGTGACCGCCCCGGCCTTGTGGCTGGTCCGGCTCCTCATCCGTGATGCCCTGCCCAACGTGTTCTTGAAATTCGCGTCCGGGAGCTATCTGGACGTGTACGCCTGGGGCGTCGAGCTGGAGCGGAAGCCCGCCGCCCATGCCGAGGGCGTGGTGCTCTTCACGCGGGCGTCGGCGTCCGGGAGCCTGACCATCCCCCGGGGCACGGCCGTTGAAAGCCCGGCAATCAACGGGGTGGTGCATCGCGTGCTCACCAAGGCGGACGCCGTCATTCCTGACGGGCAGCTCGGGCTTGAAGTCCCCGTCCGGGCGGAAGAGGCCGGAACCGCCGCCAACCTCGGGCCGGGCTATTATTCCGTGCTTCCCGAACCCGTGCCGGGCATCGCCTCCGTGACCAACCGCGACGCATGGCTGACGTCGCCGGGAGCCGACGAAGAGGACGACGAGTCCCTGCGGCTGCGCGCCCGCAATCAGTTTCAGGCCGTGGGGCAGTACCACCATGACGCCGGATACCGCGCCGTGGTGACGGCGTTCGCGGGCGTCCGGACGGACTACATCTTTTTCGAGAAGGACGGCCCGCGCGGGCCGGGGACGGCAAACGGCTACATCATGATCGATTCGGGCATCCCGCCGGACGATCTGATCCAAAGTATCAACGCGCATATCCGGGAGTCCGGCAACCACGGGCACGGTGACGACATCCTCTTTTTCCCCATGCCCGCCGTCCCCGTGGATCTGGAAGCGACGGTCTATCCGCTGCTTTCCTGCGGCGAGGAACGCCGGGAAGCGCTCCGGACGGCGGCGGAAGACATGATCCGGGCGGCGTTCCGGGAAAATCAGGACGTGGAGGTCACGCGCACGCTTCCACAATCGCGGTTCAGCTTTTCCCTGCTCGATCGTGAGCTGCACGACGCCTTGCCGGATCTGCGATCGGTCGAGTTCAGCTTGCCGGACATCGTGTCCGAACTGTCGTTGCCCGTACTGCGGACGCTCACCGTGCGGCTTGGCGAGGGCGTATGAGCGATTTTCCGGAGATCAAGATTCCTTTTTGGATGAACGGCCCTCACGTCCGGACGCTGGCCGGGGCGTCCCGCGTTTGGTTCGGGCGCTTGGGGGAATGGGCGGCGTTTCCGCTCAGGCAGGCCGATCCCATGACATGCTCGGAAAGGATGCTCGATCTGATCGCATGGCAGCGCGGCGTCCCGCGGGCCGCGGGCGAGGCCGAGCGGCTGTATCGGTTGCGCGTCGCCCATGCCTATGCGAACGCGCGGGACTCTGGGCAGATCGCGGGTTGGAAGCGGATTTTCAAGCGGCTGGAGCTCGGGGACATCGCCTTGGAGGAACGGAAGGCGGGGCAGGATTGGGACGTCATCGGCATCATGATGGATGACGGTTCCTTTCCGAATTACCAGAACGTGCTGGAGCTCATCGTCGCCGACTACGGGCGGACATGCCGGAGATACCATTTCATTTCCCGGATTCCGCAAAGGGTCGCGGTGCGGTTCGTCCCCTTTGATGACCATCACGCTACGATCTGCGCCAGGAGCGACGAGATTTTGAAGACGCGGGCCGGAAGCGGGATCGCCGTTTTTGACAGCACGCAAACCACACTGGAGGCTCACGCATGAGCGTCATCATGACCGCGGCCGGGGAAGCGCTCAAGGCCCGGCTGCAGGCCGAGGGCAAACCGCTGGTGATCGACACCTTTGTCTTTGCCCATATCCCCAACCTTGATCCCACGGAACAGCTTACCCCCGGGATCACGGTTCCCACGGAACAGGTGGTGTACACCTATCCGATCCCGGATGAGTACCGGGCTTACGTGAACCCGAACCAGGTCGTGTACAGCGCCCTTTTGGGTTCGGACGTGGGCGACTGGTCCTTCAACTGGCAGGGGCTGGTCTGTTCCGAGTACGACACCCTGATCGCCGCGGCCACCTTCCCGACGCTGGAGAAGCGGAAATACTCGGGGGCGACGGGCGCGGCCGGCAACAACCTGACCCGCAATTTCCTGTTGGAGTTCTCCGGAGCAAAGGAGCTCACGGGGATCACGATCAGCGCCGACGTGTGGCAGCTCGACTTCACGATCCGGCTGCTCGGCATGGATGAGCGGGAACGCCTCTCAAATTTCGACCTGTACGGCGCGGGGTGGTTTTCCGGGGACGGCTGGAAGCTGGCGAGGCAGGGCGGGCAGTACGCCTGCGCGCCGGGGTTCGGCTATGTCGGCGGCATACGCGCCGGGCTTGCGGAACCCATGCCCGTGGTGGCCACGTTTACGCCCGCGGACGTCTGGCTTGACGTCTGCCTGAAGCCGCAAGGCTCGGATCGCGTGGCCACGGCCGCGCCGATGGTGGTTGAGCCGGATACGGAAGTCCCGTTTTCCGCCGCCGACGAAACGGGGCTCATGCACTACCGGGCGCGGATTGCCTCAATCAACGCGCAGGGCGAAGTGATCGACCTCCGCCCGCCCGCCTTTGGCGATCCCGTCAAGAACGGCGGGACGCTCACGGGCTTGACCGCGCCGAGCGGGGAGCTCGTCTCCCATGCGGGCACACGGGCGGCGGCTATCCCGCCCGATACGGATTGGGCCGTGCCCCGGTATGAGGTCGGCTCGAAAAAGCTGCAGGTGTTCCTCGCTGGCGTCCCCTGCTTTCCGGGGGACGATCCGGCAAAGGATCAGTTCCGTGAAGTCGGGCAGCCCGGCAGGATGTCAACGGCCATCCAGTGGCACGACGAAATCCCGACAGACTACGATATACACGTGAGGGTGAAATAATGGGGTTCCCCGGTATCCTGCAAAAGCTGTTTTCCGGTGGAGGCAAGGGCGGAAAGCTCAGGCCGGAAATCGTCCCGGACATCGAGCCGCGGGGCGTCGTCAAAATGTGGTACGGCGAGGCCTCCGCCGTGCCGGAAGGTTGGGCGATCTGCGACGGCACGCAGGGCACCCCCGATCTGCGTGACAGCTTCATCATCGGCGCGGGCGGGAAGTACGCGCTGGACGCCAAGGGCGGGGCTGCATCGGCAACGCCGGACGTGAGCACGGGGACGGCCAAGACGGGGATCAGGCTTGCCGATGCCGCGCCGGGAGGCTCGGCGGGGAACTCGGGAACCGGGATCGGCATCCAGAACGCCGCCCTCAATATCTGGACCGGGGCTGCCGGGACGGGGATCGGCATTCAAGGGACGACGCTGGACGGGAACACGTTGCCCTCTCACCATCATATGGTTTGCGAATATGCAGGCACCTCTGGAGAAAACCAAAATCATATTGAGGGGAAAACCAACGGGCCGTCAGGAACCTTCACGAGCAATGCTGGCAACTCATGGGGCCATGCCCACGGCGTATCAGACCCCGGGCACGCGCACGCTGTCGGCTCTTCAGAGCACGCCCACGGCGTCTCCGATCCCACGCACGGGCACACGGTAGCAACAGAGGCCCACAACCACACGCTTACGGACGGCGGCCACGCCCATACGGTCACGGCAAAGGCGATCAGCACCTTGCCCCCGTATTGCGCGCTCCATTTCATCATGAAGCTGTAGGGGGAAGAGATGATCCGCAGAGAGAGAGAGAGAGAGAGAGAGAGAGAGAGAGAGAGAGAGAGAGAGAGAGACCTTTAGTTGCGAACTTCTGCCCTCGGGGGTGCTGTAATGGCGCTTCCGCAGGCGGCGAGGTGGATAAAGGAGCTCAGGGCATCGCTTGAGGCGGCCAGCCTGTATCTGGTTCCCCGCGGTGGCGTCATCCTCTGGCATGGCTCTAGCGACGCTATCCCGAAGGGGTGGGCGATTTGTGACGGCACGCAGGGAACCCCGGACATGCGGGACAGGTTCGTCGTCGGCGCGGGCGGGAAGTACGCTCTGGACGGCATGGGCGGGGCGGAATCGGCAACGCCGGACGTGAGCACGGGGACGGCCAAGACGGGGATCAGGCTTGCCGATGCCGCGCCGGGAGGCACGGCGGGGAACTCGGGAACCGGGATCGGCATCCAGAACGCCGCCCTCAATATCTGGACCGGGGCGGCCGGGACGGGGATCGGCATTCAGGGGACGACGCTGGACGGGAACACGTTGCCGTCTCATGGCCATGTGTATCATACGAACGCCCATAAAGGCGCGACAGGTTTTGAGGATAGAGCCGCAAATGGTGGCGACACTGTAACCGCCAATACTGGCAACAGTTGGGGCCATGCCCACGGCGTATCAGACCCCGGCCATGCCCACGCTGTAGGCTCAAGCGAACACGCCCACGGTGTCTCTGATCCCACGCACGGGCACAGGGTAGCAACAGAGGCCCACAACCACACGCTTACGGACGGCGGCCACGCCCATACGGTTACGGCAAAGGCAATCAGCACCTTGCCTCCCTTTGTCGCCCTTTTTTACATCAAGAAGCTGTAAGGATGGAAAGCATGAGAACACACGTAACGGTCGTTCCTTCCGACCGATTGATCATTGTTGACGGAACCCCTTTGCAATTCGGCTTCACGGCGCCCGCAAACCTGCACGCCGTCCAGTGGCATGAAGGGCGCGGGGAAATGGAGTGGACGGACGACATCAACCACCCCCTGACGCCCGCGGATTATGCGGAGGACGTCGCCCCGTTCGTCGCGCTGTGGGAAGCGGAAAAGGCCCGGCTTGACGAAGAGGCGGCAGCCGCGGAAGCCGCCCGGCTTGCCGAGTACAATTCGCCGGAAGCCCGCGCCGCCCGCGTGCGCGCCGAGAGGGATCGCCGTCTGGCGGGCTGCGCCTGGGTCATCGAACGGCACAGGGATCAGCTCGACAACGGGGAGGCTACAACGCTTACGGATGAACAGTATCAGGCTTGGCAGGCGTACCGCCAGGCCTTGCGCGACCTTCCGGAGCAGCCCGGCTTCCCGTGGCTCGGCGGAGAGGATGATCCCTCTTGCCCGTGGCCTGTTGAACCTGTTCTTCCGGCCAAGGCATAGGGGGACGCCATGCAGAGAGAGAGAGAGAGAGAGAGAGAGAGACCTTTGGTTGCGAACTTTTGCCTTTGGGGGTGCTGTAAATGGCTCTTCCGCAGGCGGTACGCATGATCGCTGAAATCAAGGCGCGGCTCGTTGAAATGTCCGGCTTCCTTGTCCCGTCCGGGGTCATCCTCATGTGGGGCGGCTCGGCGGATACCATCCCGAGGGGTTGGGCTCTCTGTGACGGCACGAACGGGACGCCGGACTTGCTCGATCGGTTCGTGGTGGCAAGCGGAAGGAACTACCCGCAAGGCTCGAAGGGCGGGGCGGAATCGGCAACGCCGGACGTGAGCACCGGGACGGCCAAGACGGGGATCAGCCTTGCCGATGCCGCGCCAGGGGGCACGGCGGGAAGCTCGGGAACCGGGATCGGCATCCAGAACGCCGCCCTCAATATCTGGACCGGGGCGGCCGGGACGGGGATCGGCATCCAGGGGACGACGCTGGACGGGAATACACTCCCGAACCACAACCACTCAATTACGACATGCGCGGACAATGGCAGTAGCACGAACTATCCGATGGGGCCTGGTGATACGCAACGTACCCAAACCAACTGGACTAATGCTACAGGCAATTCATGGGGCCACGCCCACGGCGTATCAGACCCCGGGCACGCCCACACAGTCGGCTCAAGCGAGCACGCGCATGGGGTATCCGATCCCGGGCACGCCCACGCGGTGGCGACCGAGGCCCATAACCACGCGCTCACGGACGGCGGGCACAGCCATACGGTCACGGCAAAGGCGATCGGCACGGTGCCCCCGTACTATGCGCTGTGCTTCATCCAAAAACTTTAGGGCATGAAGATGTTTGACGCATGGAACGCCGTTGATTTTTCCCCTTCCGATACCCTGAGCGGGATCGGGGATTCCCTGATGCCCGCCGTTGAGGGGCTTGTCTCTGACGTACAGGCCGGGGCGGGGAAGCTGACGGAGCTTGCTGAGAAAGTCCCGAACGCCGTCCCGGACGTGTCCGCGCTGGCGGGCATGGCCGACGAGCTGCGCGGGCAGCTCGCCGGGCTTATGACTGACAGCGTGTCGGTTTTGTGCGTCCATCCGTGGCAGCAGGGCGTCGGGGACAGGAAAGGCGACTATGCGTGGCTCACCCCGGAGAACGCCCTTGCCTCCCTTTCCGCCCGGTGCGTCCCGGCCTGCCTGACGGGGGACGCGCCGCAGGGGGACGCCGCGCTGGTGCTTGTCGTGACTGCTCCGAATCTTTCCGCGTTTATGGATGCGCTCGGCGCGTTCAACGGCGTTTTTCCGCTCCGTGAGCTGGAGCAGGCCGGACGCCGGGCCGCGGCCCTTGCAACGCTGGAGCTGGACAAGTTCGTCATCCCGAAAGCCCCGTGCTTCCCGCCGTGGGAATGGCTCACCCCGGGCACGCCGTCCACGGGGGCGGCTTTCGAGCAGGTGACGGGAACGGTGCTGGCCCGGATGGAGGCGGCCAAGGCTGCGGCAACGGCTCCGCTGGACGCCCTCAAACAGGCCGGGGAACGCCTGCAGACGCAACTCGGCGCGGCCGTGAAGAAGATCGACGCCCTCAAGCAGGCCATGCAGGGCACGAACGCAAGCTGGTTCGGGGCGTACCTGTCCGGCGATCTGGGCGAGCTTTCGCGGGACTTGTCGCTCATCGCGCCCCCGGCCAACGCCGCGCACAAGCTCACGGCGGCCTTGCTGTTCGTCGGGAGCGCCCCTCAACTCGCGTATTTTCAGGAGACGTTCTTACCCATGATCACGATGCGCCTAGACGACTATAAAGTCCCGGGGTTCGGCTTGCGGGTGTCCGGTTCGTTCACGCTCAAAAAGCAGGACGCCAGCGGCGACACCAGTTCCACAGCCAAGGCCGAGAAGGGCATCAAGGCGAAGACGCTCACGGTCACGACGCAGATCCGCTATAAGGATGAATCGGATCTGCGCGAGCTGATCCGCGTCTCGGAAGCCAAGGGCGGCAGCGGGGCCAAGGTCTACACCATCGCCAACACCACGGCCAACGCCGCGGGCATCCGGCAGGTGGTCTTTTCGGATCGGGTGTCATGGGATGAGCAGGAAGGCCGGAAGTGCTGGAACGTCCAGTTCACGCTGGCGGAGCACAAATCCGTCCCGGAACGCGCCGAGGCCCGCGCAAAGGCCAAGCCCGCCAGCGCCGGGCAGAACGCCGGGGGAACGGTGGAGGGAGCGACGGGAACAGGAGAAAAGTCGGCGGAAGAAAAGCCGGGAAAGCTCATGCAGTTTTTAAACTACGTGGAAAAAGAATTGGTTGGCGATTACGAGTCGTCTTCTTCCGAGACTGCGGACAAAAAATAACCGAGAGCGGCAGCATGAAGATCAGAAAACGTCTTGCCACCCCTTCCGGCGATCTGCCACTCGTTTATGAGGACGTGCGGCTGGAGCTTTCCGCGCCGGGGCGGGCCGTGTTTCAGGTGGTGAGCAAAGAGCCCGTTTCCGGGTTCGTCGCGTTCGCTATGGGCTATGCCGTGAACGGCCGGGACGCCCTTGTCTTCGCCGGGTATGTCGAACGCTGCACGACGATGGACGGGAGCCAGCAAAGGCTCATGTGCCGCGAGATCGCCGCGAAGCTCGACACTCCGATCCCGCTTGCTATGCGCCACCCGACGCTGCGGGAAGTGCTGGCGGCCTATGCGGACAAGACGGGCTTGCGTTTCATCCTTCCGGAACGGCCCTACGCCGACACCAAGATCCCGGCCTTTGACACGTTCGGGACTGGCCTTGACGGGCTGGCCAACATCGGTCGAGCTTTTCAGATTCCCGATTACGTCTGGCAGACGCAGGGGGATGGAAAAATCTTTGTGGGGAGCTGGCAGGACTCGCGCTGGCCGGAACGCCCGGTCGAAATCCCGCAGGCGGTATTTTCCCGGGCTTTGGCCACCGGGGGCAAGGTCATGACCTTGATCCCGTCCATGCGTCCCGGGTGCGTCGTCAACGGGGACAGGGTGCGGACGGTACGTTTTTCCGGGCATGAAATGACGCTCGGCATGGAGGCGGAGGCATGAGGGAGGCTATCAGGCGGGCCGTCAAAGGGCTTTTCCCGGAACTCGGCGCAGGGCTGCACCTTGACCGCTATGCGCGGGTGCTGGCCGTGGCCGATGCGCCGGGGCAGGGGGCGGCCTCGGAACGCTTCCGCCCGCGCTATGCCGTGGACATCCAGATCCTCACGGCGGACGGGGAGCCCGATCCGGCCTTCCCGACCTATACGGCGGTCCCCCTTCCCGTGCCGACCGGGGCGGGGCAGGAGAAAGGCTTTTTCAGCTTCCCGGAACCGGGCGCGCAGGTCGTGGTCGGGTTCGCCTACGGAAGGCCGGATCATCCGATCATCCGGCAAACGTATCCCCTCGGCGTGTCGCTTCCAGAGGTGGCGCAGGGCGAACAGCTCTGGCAGAGCACCCCCGCCGTCTACCAGCGGGCGGACGCTGGCGGCAACTGGACGCGGGCGACGGAGGCGAAGATCGAGGACGCCAGCCGGGAGCGCGTGGTCCGGGCCCAGACGTCCGCGGACGAACTCGGCACGGAAACGCGGACCATCCGGGAGCACTCCAAGGAAAGCGTGGGGGGCATCAAACAGATCGAGGCCACAACCTTGTCGCTTGTGGGCGGGCTGCGGGCGGATCTCGGCTCGCTCGGCAACGTCAACATGACCGCGGGCGCGCATTCGACCATCACAACGGGCAAGGCCCGCACGGACACCACGGGCGGCGACTTCGCCGAGGATGTGGGCGGGAACCGCACGGCGAAGGTTGCGGGCAACGCCGGGGATGAAGTAGCCGGCGCAAGGAACCGGAAGATCGGCGGCGACGAAACCACAACCGTCTCCGGGGCGAGCACGGAGAAGGTAGGCGGCGCGAAAACGGTCACGGCGGCACAAATGACCTTCAACTCGCAATCGACCATCGGCTTCAACGCGGGAGGCGGGGACAGCGGCGGGACGTCCGTATTCAGGGAATTTCTCGGTTTCTGTGACGAGGTGCTGGCGGCGCTGGATGTTCTTGCCGCCCATGACCATCCCGACGCGGGAACCATCAACCAGGGCGGCAGCGTGTCCGGGCACCGGGCCGCGGCCGGGCAACATAGGGAGAAGCTGGGGCAGATTACGACATGAGGAACGACTTGCCGGAAATCCGCTGCGGGCATTGCGGAAAGCTGCTTGCCCGCGGCCTCGCCGTTGACCTTGAAATCCGATGCCCCCGTTGCGGGGCGGACAACCACGTGAGGGCCGCGAGCCCCGACCGTGAGCGCCAGGAGTGCCGGAAACAGGGGCACGCTTGCGAGACGTTACTGTAGGGAGCCTTTTTTCAGGGGCGGGGCTGTGCGACCTCGGGCTGGAATGGGCCGGGATGAAGCACCGTTTTTTCTGTGAAGTGGATCCTTTTTGCCGTTCGGTATTGCGGCGGCACTGGCCGGGCATCCCCATATATGAGGATGTCCGGGAGCTGCGGGGGGTGGATTTGCCCCCGGTCGATGTATTGTGCGGGGGCTTCCCGTGCCAGGACGTGAGCCTGGCGGGGAAACGGAAAGGGATTGCGAAAGGGACACGGAGCGGGTTGTGGCATGAATATGCGAGACTCATTGAAGAAATCAGGCCGGGATATGTCATCGTTGAAAACGTGCCGGGGCTGCTCGCCGCAGGGGTTGAGGCAGTCCTGCAGGATCTGGCCGCGTGCGGGTATGATGCGGAGTGGGAAGTGCTTCCCGCGGCCGCGGTCGGCGCCCCGCATCGGCGCGAGCGGGTTTTCCTTGTTGCCTACCCCCACTGTGATGGGCGTGACCCAGAGCATGGGGTTTTATCTTCGCTCGGTCGAGACGTGGGAGAAGGCGACCAATCTTGGCGCGTGGCTCCTTGGTTGGGAGTACGGATTGACCGGGCGCGCCGCGCGTCCATCCGGGAAGCATATGGTGGATGTGTCCTTCGCCGAGTGGATGATGGGAGTCCCGCAAGGTTGGACGGCCCCGCAGGAGTAAGGCCCCTTCCCCGTGAGCTTGTCCCGGTGTGGGTGCGCAGGCTGAAAGCCCTTGGAAACGCGATCACCCCCCAACAGGCGTATGCCGTAGCCGCTTGCATCATGCGGGCGGAGGGGCTTCCGGTTCCGGAACGTCCGGACAGATAAGATTGCATGAGCGCCCCGGGCGCCAGACGAGAGGGCCGAGAGCCCCGCATCAAGAGGATTCATGAAGCCCTTTTTTGAAGACCCCGCGCTGACCTTGTACCAGGGGGATGCGCTGGCCGTTTTGCAGTCCTTTCCCCCTCATTGCGTGGATGCCGTGATTACCGATCCGCCCTATTCAAGCGGCGGGCTCATGCTTTCCGCACGCCAGGCCGATCCCGCGGTCAAGTATCAGAACAACGGGACAGTGAAGACATACCCGCCGATGTTCGGGGACAACCGGGATCAGCGCTCGTTCATCATGTGGGCTACGCTGTGGCTTGCCGAGTGCTGGCGCGTGGCCAGGGACGGATCGCCCCTGCTCATGTTTTCGGACTGGCGGCAGCTTCCCGCCATGACTGACGCTGTACAGGCGGCGGGCTGGACGTGGCGGGGCGTCGTTGTCTGGCACAAGCGGACCGGGCGGCCGCTGCGCGGGGAGTTCCGCAGGGAGGCCGAGTTTGTGATCTTCGCCAGCAAGGGACGGCTGGGCTACCGCGGCCCCCGGTGCCTGCCCGGGCTGTACGCGCATACGGTGGACCACAAGAAAAAGAACCACCTGACGAGCAAGCCCGTTGAGCTCCTGCGGGAACTTATGGAAGTGGTCCCGGAAGGCGGGACGGTGCTCGACCCCTTTATCGGCGGCGGGAGCACGGCTGAAGCGGCACGGGATACGGGCCGAACGTGCATCGGTATTGAGCTTTCTGAGGAATATTCACGTATTACGACAGAATGGTTTATTATAGAAAATTAGTTATCATTATGTTAAGTATTACAAGGTTAAAAAACTAACACAATAGGAGGAGCGATTATGAGATTTTATAATTATGTATTAGGCAATGAAACAAAATATTATCCCAAAAAAGTACAAGAGAAAATTAACGCCGGAGAAGGGGCAGCAATGTTAGCTATCTGGGCAGTTGTACTGATAGGGTGT